TATGCTGGCGGGCGAAGCGCGGCGCATCGCCAGCGGCAGGCCGAAAATTTTGGGAAGCCACCCCCGGTCGGAATCCACCGCACAGCCCGAAATAACCACGCAATAACAAATACCTGACTGGACTCTCCGGGTGGATACCCGGTGGACTCCGGAGTCCAGCAGGGAGCGGGTGGACTCCGCCAAGCGGAATCCACCGTGCCTATGCCACCGATCACCGCCATCATCATCAACAGGATCGTTCATGACCCTCGCCTTCGCTCCCGAGCGGATCGAGACCTGGCCGCTTGCGCGCCTCGTACCCTACGCGAAGAATGCGAAGGTGCATGGCGCGGACCAGGTCGCGAAGATCGCCGCCAGCATGGCCGAGTTTGGCTGGACCGTGCCCTGTCTTGTCGGCGAGGACGGCGAACTGATTGCCGGTCACGGCCGCGTGCTGGCTGCCACGCAGCTCGGGCTCACCGAAGCGCCGGTGATCGTGCTGGGCCACCTGACCGAGGCGCAGCGCCGGGCCTATCGGATCGCGGACAACCGGCTGGCCGAAAGCGGCTGGGATGAAGCTCTGCTGTCGGCCGAGCTGAACGATCTGCTGGCCGAGGACTTTGACCTGTCGCTGGTCGGCTTCTCGGACGGCGAATTGGACAAGCTGCTGGCCTTCGTGCCGGAGGGGGACGGGGAAGAAGGTGGCGCCGGGAGCTCAGTGCCGCCGGTGACCATCCCCGAACCGCCGCGCAATCCGGCCTCGCGCACGGGCGATCTGTGGATCCTCGGCGATCACCGGCTGCTCTGCGGCGACAGCACCTCGCATGACGACGTCCGCCGTCTGATGAACGGTGAGCGCGCGATCCTGTTCGCGACCGATCCTCCGTATCTGGTCGACTATGACGGCTCGAACCACCCGACCCGCAACAAGGATTGGTCGGCCTCCTACGGCACGACCTGGGACGACAGTTCGCAGGGAGCGGAGCTCTACGACGGCTTCATCGCCGTCGCCGTCGCCGAGGCGATCACGGACGATGCGGCCTGGTATTGCTGGCACGCTTCCCGCCGCCAGGCGATGCTGGAAGCCTGCTGGGAAAAGGCCGGGGCCTTCGTCCACCAGCAGATCATCTGGGTGAAGGACCGCGGGGTTCTCACCCGCTCGCACTACCTCTGGAAGCACGAGCCCTGCTTCATGGGCTGGATCAAGGGCAAGCGCCCGCCGAAGGTGGCGGAGGAAACGCTGCCATCGACATGGTTGCTTCCTAGCTTTGCCAAGGACGAGCGGCCCGACCATCCGACGCCGAAACCGCTCGACGCCTTCGGCATCCCGATGCGCCAGCATGTCGCCCGCGGCGGCCTCTGCTACGAGCCGTTCTCTGGCTCCGGCTCGCAAATCATGGCGGGCGAGGCCAACGGCCGCCGCGTCTTCGCGATGGAAATCAGCCCCGCCTATGTCGATGTCGCCGTCGAGCGCTGGCAGGTCGAAACAGGCAAGGACGCGGTCCTCGACGGCGATGGCCGGACCTTCGCGCAGGTGAAGGCCGGGCGATTGGTCGACAATGCCAAAGCCCCCACCGATCTTGCGGGCGGGGATGCCGCTCCGGCCACGGACGCCGCCCCCAAACCGGCGGGCAAGCGTAGAGCCGCCGCGTGACATGCATGACCTGGCTTTACCTTCCTCCGGACGTGCTTCCGAGGCCGGCGACGCATGCCTGTTCGGCCTCTCCCTCTGCTCCGGCGCAGGCGGGCTCGATCTCGGGCTCGCCATCGCCATCCCCGGATATCGTGCTGTGGGCCATGTCGAACGGGAAACCTACGCCGCAGCCACTCTCGTGGCGCGGATGGAAGACGCGTCCCTGGATCAGGCTGTTGTCTGGGACGACGTTGGAACCTTCGACGGCCGCCCGTGGCGTGGAGCGGTGGACATCGTCACTGCGGGCTATCCGTGCCAGCCGTTCTCGGTTGCGGGCAAACGCCGGGGTGCCGACGATCCGCGCCACCTCTGGCCGCATGTCGCCCGCATCATCGGTGAGGTCGAGCCGCCCTTCGTCTTCCTCGAGAATGTCGCCCATCATCTCCGCCTCGGCTTCCCCGAAGTCGCCAGCGGACTGGTCGGTATGGGCTACAGGCTTGCGACAGGGTTGTTTACGGCGGCGGAAGTTGGCGCGCCCCACAGGCGCGAGCGGCTGTTCATCCTCGCCATCCGCGAAGGAGACGAGCTGGCCGACCCCACGCGCCTGCTCTGGCACGCGCTCGAGTGGCGGCAACCGCACCGAGATGCTGCAACTGTGGCCAACACCGCAGATCGACAGTTTTCGCAGCCGGGGCGGCGAGCGAAAGGACGAGAAAGGTCTGGACCGCATGGCACGGGACTGGCCGACGCCGATGGCGAACGACGGCTGCAAGCCGAGCGCCGGCAACAGGCGGACGGCCGACTTGACCCATGCGGCGGGGATGTGGATGACGCCGACGGCGCGGGATCACAAGGACGGAGCGACCAGCCTCATCAATACGCCGGTGAATGGCCTGCTTGGCCGCCAGGTCCTGGTGACGCCGATGGCTGGAAGCGATACCTGCGATGCGCGCCGAACCTTGAACCCGCTGTTCGTCGAGGCGCTTATGGGCTGGCCCACCGGGTGGACCGGCTTCGGCTCTGTGGCAACGGCATGGTGCCACTGGTTGCGGCGCATGCGCTGCGAACTCTGGCGGCTGAACTGCTGGCCGATGGAACAGGTGCTGAATGACAAGATGGGCAATCCATGAAGTGGCGGCCGCGTGCCGTCTGACCGAACATGAAATCAGCGCATGGATCTCGCGGGGCCATTTCAAGTCGTCCGTGGCCGTCCGGCCCGGTCAACGCCGACAGTTCGATTGGCGCGATCTCGCCTGTCTGGCCGTCATGCGAACCCTGCGCGAGCAATCAATCGCGGTGAGTGGTATTGCCAGCGTCATTGCAGCCCTGCGCGACAATCTCGAGCGAATAGACGAAATCACGGCTGCTTCGGAACTCTACTTGATCTCCACTGGAAGGTCCGACACATCGTCAACCCGGATGGTCGGATTGGTAAACAGCCAGAAGCTCTGCGAAGCGCTTCAATCCCCACCATCCATAATTGTCGTCGTGAACGTCACGGAAGCTTATCAGGAGGCAGTCAGCTCGATTGTCCGGTATGCAGGCCGCCCACTACAGAAAACGCCGCCCGACGAACCGGGCGGCGCTTGCGATGCTTTGAATGGTCAATCGCGAATGGAATAGACCCGCCCGCGCCCCTCGACCTTCTCCGAGGTGACTTCGAGCCCGAGCTTCTTCTTCAGCGCCCCGGCCATTGCGCCGCGCACCGTGTGCGGTTGCCAGCCGGTCGCGGTAACGATCTCGGCAATGGTCGCGCCTTCCGGCACGCGCAGCATGGCGATGAGCGTTGTCTGCTTGGTGCCCTCGCGCGGTGTGCGCACCTTTGCGCCAGCGGGCGCCGTGGGCGCGCTGTCGGTTGGGGTGGCGTCATGGTCCGCACTGGCCGCCGAAGCACCCGTGTCGCCAACTGTGGCGGAACGTGGTGCGTCCAGTTCGGATGCCTCGTCAAGTGCAATGCCGATGGCGGCAAGACCCGCGTCGGTGATGACCAGCGTGACGCCGTGACCGTCGCCGGTCTCGCGCCAGACAGGATCACTCAGATGCGGCTGGAAGGCGATACGGCGCGCCTCGACCTCTTCGAGCAGGCCCTTCGCAATCATGGTGTCGACCACCTTCGTTGCGGCGCCGCCCTTGAGATTGGCCGGCAGCGGTAGGGCGATACGGTCGTCACGCTGGGCGGCGGCGCTGAGAATGATGAGTTGGGTGTCGGAAAGCTGAGCCATTCTGGCCTCCGTATGGGGGCGCGCGGGATGCGGGCCCTTCTACGAGGCCAAGCCCGCCAGTCGGCGGGCGGGGCTTGGTGATGGTGGTGCTACTCGGCGTATTCGCCTTCATGGAAAGCGCTGTCGCAGATCTCGCGCAGCCTGGCGCGATAGTGGTCCAGCGTGCCGACATGGCCCCAATTGATCTCATCGGGGTTGGTATTGAAGTGGTCGTCGCTCAGTGCCTTGAGGCGGGTGAGTATGTTGTCGATCTCGAGCTTGGCGGAAATGAAGGCGTCGATGGCTGTTCTGGCATTCGTCATGGCGTGGTCCTTTCTGTTCGTGCTCACACTCATGCTCTGATCGGCGGGATCATCAACTGAATAAGTCGATCATTTTGTTGCTGTTTTCGTGCCGACCGTGAGCCGGGGAAGGAATGCGCATGCAGGGCATGAGCGAGCGCCAGTATGCCGCCCATGCCGGCCTGTCGCGGGGCGCGATCCAGAAGGCGAAGACGGCCGAACGGCTGGTTCTTTATCCGGATGGCAGCATCGATGCGGCGGCTTCCGACCGGCGTCGAGCCGAGACGACCGATCCGTCGAAAACCCGCAAACCGCCGACGCCGAGGCTGAAGCAAGTACCCGAGGCGGCGGTAGCTGCCGTGGGCGACACGTTGCGCGAACAGGGACTGACTGCCCCGGCAGTCGGAGGTGGCACGACGTTCCTGCAGGCCAGGACAGCAAACGAGGTGCTGAAGGCGCAGGAGCGGCGCATCCGGCTCCAGAAGCTGAAGGGAGAACTGATCGACCGCAGCCGGGCCACCTTGCTGGTCTTCCGGCTGGCGCGAGAGGAACGGGACGCATGGGTGAACTGGCCGGCACGAGCAGCGGCGCTGATGGCGGCCGAACTGGGGCTGGAGCCATCGACGATGCAGAAGGCTCTGGAGAAACATGTACGCGCCCACCTCGACGAACTCGCCGAGGTCCGGCCCGAATTCCGGTGACGAATATGGCCTGAGGGATTTCGAAGGCGCTGCTGAGATCCTGCGCGCCTGGGGCAACGGGATCCGACCGGATCCCGACCTCACCGTCTCGGAATGGGCGGACCGGCACCGGATGTTGGCGTCCCGCGCTTCGGCCGAACCGGGGCGCTACCGCACGATGCGAACGCCCTACATGCGGGAGATCATGGACCGGCTGTCGCCCGGCAACGCGGCGCAACGGGTCGTGTTCATGAAGGCCGCACAGGTCGGGGCGACGGAAGCCGGCAACAACTGGATCGGCTTCGTGATCCACCAGGCGCCAGGCCCCATGCTCGCGGTCCAGCCGACCGTGGAACTGGCCAAGCGCAACTCGCGCCAGCGGATCGACCCGCTGATCGACGAGAGCCCCGAGCTCCGGGAGCGGGTCAAACCGGCCCGATCCCGCGACGCCGGCAACACCATGCTGTCCAAGGAATTCGCGGGCGGCATCCTGATCATGACCGGGGCCAACTCGGCGGTCGGTCTGCGCTCGACCCCGGCGCGCTACATCTTCCTCGACGAGGTCGATGCCTATCCGGCCTCGGCAGACGAGGAAGGCGATCCGGTGACGCTGGCGGAGGCGCGGTCGCTGACCTTCGCCCACCGGCGCAAGGTGCTGCTGGTCTCGACGCCCACGATCCGGGGGCTGTCGCGGATCGAGCGAGAATATGAGGCGTCCGACCAGCGGCGGTTCTTCGTGCCGTGTCCGCATTGCGGCGCGATGCAGTGGCTGAAGTTCGACCGGCTGCGCTGGCAGAAGGGCCGCCCGGAGACGGCGGAATATCACTGCGAGGGTTGCGAGACACCCATCGCGGAACACCACAAGACGGCGATGCTGGAGGGCGGCGAATGGCGGGCGACCGCCACGGCCGCCGATCCGACCACGGTCGGGTATCACCTCTCGGCGCTCTATTCGCCGATCGGTTGGCTGAGCTGGGAGCGGATCGTGCGGGCATGGGACGCGGCCCAAGGGTCGGACGAGGCGATCAAGGCGTTCCGCAACACCATCCTCGGCGAGACCTGGGTCGAGACCGGGGAAGCGCCCGACTGGCAGCGGCTCTACGACCGGCGCGAGGCTTGGCGGCCCGGCATGGTGCCCGCGGGTGGGCTGTTCCTGACCGCCGGGGCCGACGTGCAGAAGGACCGGATCGAGGTCGATGTCTGGGCCTGGGGCCGCGGGCTGGAAAGCTGGCTCGTCGATCACGTTGTCATCGAGGGCGGGCCGGATCGGCATGACGCCTGGTCGGAACTGACGGCGTTGCTGGACAGGTCCTGGCCGCACGAACGCGGCGCGCATCTCAGGATTGCGCGGCTCGCCATCGATACGGGCTACGAGGCTCCGGCCGTCTATGCCTGGTCGCGGGCGCAGGGGTTCGCGCAGGTGTCGCCGGTGAAGGGCGTCGAGGGGTTCAACCGCTCGAGCCCGGTGTCGGGGCCGACCTTCGTCGATGCGACCGAGGGCGGGAAACGCCTGCGGCGCGGGGCGCGGCTCTGGACCGTGGCGGTGTCGACCTTCAAGGCCGAGACCTACCGCTTCCTGCGGCTGGCGCGGCCGACCGAGGAGGAGATGGTCGACGGGGCGGCGTTTCCGCCGGGATCGGTGCATCTGCCGCACTGGGTCGAGAATGAATGGCTGAAGCAGTTCGTCGCCGAACAGCTGGTGACGGTGCGCACGAAGCGCGGCTTCGCCCGGCTGGAATGGCAGAAGCTGCGCGAGCGCAACGAGGCGCTGGATTGCCGGGTCTACGCCCGCGCCGCCGCCTGGATCGCGGGCGCGGACCGCTGGACCGACGAGAAATGGCGTGACCTCGAGGATCAGCTCCGGGCGGCGCCGACCGACAGCAATCCCGCCGGGCAGATCAATCGACCTGGACACGCCCCGCAGGGAAAGCGCCGCTCCGACTGGCTCGGGCGGCGGGAGGGATGGTTCTGATGACCGATTGGACGGACACCGAGCTTTCTGCGCTGCGCCGGGCCTATGCCAGCGGCACGACGCGGGTCAGCTATGACGGCAAGTCGGTGGACTATGGTTCGGCCGAGGATCTGCTCGCCCGCATCCGTACCATCGAGCGCGCCATCGCGGGTGTCGGCCGGCCGCTGCCGGTGGCCGGTCTCGCGGGCTTCTCACGCGGGGATCGCTGATGGCCGTGAACTGGTTCGACCGCGCCATCGCGTCGGTCGCCCCGCGGGCCGCTGCACGTCGGGTGCTGGCGCGGCAGGCCTTCGAGACTCTCGCGCGGGGCTATGACGGTGCTGCGCGCGGGCGTCGCACCGATGGCTGGCGCGCGCCCGCATCCTCGGCCGATACCGAGATCGGCATGGCCGGGGCGCTGCTGCGCGACCGGATGCGCGATCTCGTGCGCAACAACCCGCATGCGGCCAAGGCCGTGGCGGTGCTGGTGAACAATATCGTCGGCGCGGGCATCATGCCGCGCGCCGCGAGCGGAGACGAGGCGCTGGACCGCCGCGTCGACGATCTCTTCGAACGATGGGCCGAGGCCTGCGATGCGGATGGCCAGCTCGATTTCTACGGGCTGCAGACCCTGATCTGTCGGGAGATGATCGAAGCGGGCGAGGTGCTGGTGCGTCGTCGCCTGCGGCGATCCTTGGACGGCCTGCCGGTGCCGCTGCAGCTTCAGGTGCTGGAGGCCGATTTCCTCGATGCCACGAAATCCGGCGCCCTCGGCGCCGGGCGGCTGGTGCAGGGGATCGAGTTCGATCCGCTCGGCAAGCGCAAGGCCTACTGGCTCCACGCCGAGCATCCTGGCGACGCCTATGGCGCCCTGCAAAACGGCCTGCAGAGCCGACCGGTTCCAGCGAGCGAGATCGCGCATGTCTATGAGAAGCAGCGCACGCAGGCGCGCGGCGTCCCTTGGGGCGCGCCGGTCATCCGCGCGCTGCGTGATCTCGATGATTACGAGGTGGCCGAGATCGTGCGCAAGAAGACCGAGGCCTGCGTCACCGCCATCGTCTTCGGGGATGACGAGGCGCAGCAGGGCATCGCGCCCACCGTGGTCGATGCCGATGGCAACCGGGTCGAGCAGTTCGAGCCGGGGCTGATCGCCTATGCCCGTGGCGGCAAGGACATTCGCTTCAACCAGCCCGCGGCGACCGGCGGCTATAGCGAATACAAGCGCGCGAGCCTGCACACGATCTCGGCCGGGTTCCGGGTACCCTACGAGCTGCTGACCGGGGATCTGAGCCAGGTGAACTATTCCTCGATCCGGGCGGGGCTGGTCGAGTTCCGCAGGATGATCGACGCGGTGCAGTGGCAGCTCTTCATCCCGATGCTCTGCGCCCCCGTCTGGCGCTGGTTCATCGAGACCGCTTGGGCGGCAGGCCAGATCCCGGTACCGGATGTGCCGGTCGAATGGTCGCCGCCGAAATTCGAGGCAGTCGATCCGCAGAAGGATGCGATGGCGAACCTGCTGGCGATCCGCTCGGGCACCATGACTCTGGCCGAGGTGATCGCACAGCAGGGCCGCAATCCCGACGCCGTGCTGGCCGAGATCGCCGCGACCAACGCCAAGCTCGACGCGCTCGGGCTGGTGCTCGATAGCGATCCCCGCCGCGTCACCAAGACCGGCAGCGCGCAGGCGAGCGACCCGGCAACCAATCCGGAATCCGACCCGGGGCAGCCGGACTCCGCCCAACAGGACTGACTTCATGGACACGATGATCGAACTGCCGGCGCTTCGCCGGTCGGCGGAGCTTGCGCCGAACACTGTCGACAATGACGCACGCACGGTCGAGGTGATCTGGTCGGCGGGCGCGCGCGTCCGGCGGGCGAGGTTCTTCGGCGAGCCCTATGACGAGGAGCTGAGCCTCGACCCTGCCCATGTGCGGCTAGAACGGCTGAACGCGGGTGCGCCCTTCCTGAAGGTTCATGAGATCGACACGCTCGACGCCGTCATCGGCTCGGTCGTGCCGGGTTCGGCGCGGATCGAGAACGGGCGCGGCATCGCCCTGGTGCGGATCAGCGAGCGGGCCGATGTCGAGCCGATCTGGCGCGACATCCAGGCCGGGCACATCCGGGCGGTCTCCATCGGTTATCAGGTCCACCGGTTCGACATCTCCAAGCCCGATGGCGGTCGCGAGCTCTGGCGGGCGGTTGACTGGACTCCGTTCGAGATCTCGGCCGTGCCGGTCGGCGCCGATCCTGCCGCGGGCTTCCGCGCCAAGGGCGAACACCACGATTGCGTCCTCCATCGCCGGGACGCGCCCACTGAGCAAGGAGCATCCCCGATGACGGAGAAGACCCAGACTCCGGCCCCGACTGAAGAGGTCGTGGCCGACCCGACAAGCGAAACGGCAGCGACCGAGGAGACCACCATGACCGACAAAAAGACCGGCGCGGCCGAGGCGCAGGCCCATGCCACCGACACGCGCAGCCAGCCCGGGCCCTCGAACCAAAGGTCCGCGCCAGCGAAACCGGAAGCGCCCGACACCGAGGCTGTCGCGACCCGCGCCCGCGAGGCGGAGCGCGACCGCGTCTCGACCATCTACGATCTGGTGGGCCGTTTGAACCTCGAGCGCAGCTTCGCCGAGGATCTGGTGAAGCGCGGTGTCGGTGTCGACGAAGCTCGCCGCCTGATCCTCGATCAGGTCGTCGCGAAGTCGGACGAAACCCGGACCTTCGGCCAGGTGTCGATCCCGCTCGGCGGACGCGACGAGCGCATCACCCGCCGCGATGCGGTGGCAAATGCGCTGCTGCACCGCTACAGCCCGACGCTGTTCCCTCTTGAGGATGCCGCGCGCCAGTATCGTGGCATGACGCTTCTGGAACTCGCCCGCGAAAGCCTCGGCAATGTCGGAGTCAATACCCGCGGCCTGTCGCGCGACGAGGTTGCGACCCGCGCCCTGCATTCGACCTCGGACTTCCCCGAGATCCTCGCCGCCGTCACCAACAAGACGCTGCGGCAGGCCTACGAGGCCTATCCCCGGACCTTCTCGCTCTTCTGCCGCCAGGTGCTGGCGACCGACTTCAAGGCGATGCACCGGGTGCAGCTCGGCGAGGCGCCGCAGCTCCTGGAAGTGGGCGAGAGCGGCGAGTTCAAGCGCGGAACGCTCGGCGAGAGCAAGGAGAGCTACCGCGTGAAGACCTACGGCCGGGTCGTCGCCATCACCCGGCAGGTGCTGATCAACGACGATCTGGACGCCTTCACCCGGATTCCGGCGATGTATGGCAACGCCATCGCCCAGCTGGAAAGCGATGTCGTCTGGGGCATCATCACCTCCAACCCGGCGATGGCCGATGGCACGGCGCTGTTCCACGCCAACCACAAAAACCTCGCCGGCACCGGCGCGGCGCTCGATGTCAGCAGCGTCGGTGCAGCTCGCGCGGCGATGGCCAAGCAGACTGGCCTCGACAAGAAGACGGTGCTGAACATCCGTCCCGCCTTCCTGATCGTGCCCGCCGCGCTGGAACTGAAAGCCGAGCAGTTGGTCGCGCAGAACCTCGTCCCCGCGTCGAGCGGCAACGTGGTGCCGCAGTCGATCCGCACGCTGGCGCCGATCAGCGAGCCCCGGCTCGATGCCGCCAGCGAAACCGCCTGGTATCTGGCGGCGAGCCCGAACCAGATCGACACCATCGAATACGCCTATCTCGAGGGTCAGCAGGGTGCCTATATCGAGACGCGCAACGGCTTCGACGTCGACGGCGTCGAGATCAAGTGCCGCCTCGACTTCGGCGCCAAGGCCATCGACTGGCGCGGCCTCTACAAGAACCCGGGTGCGTAACGCACCCATCCTGAACCCTGACACACGGGCGGTCCTGACGGGCCGCCCTTCGTCTTTCCACGAGGATCACGTCCATGAAAAACTTCGTCCAGCCCGGCAACACCATCACCCTGACCGCGCCCTATGCCGTCGCCTCCGGCGATGGTCTGCTCGTCGGCTCCATCTTCGGCATCGCCGCCGGAGCGGCCGCCAGTGGCGAGCCCGTCGAGACCGTGCTCGTCGGCGTCTTCGACCTGACGAAGGTCGGCAGCCAAGCCTGGACCGTCGGCGCAAAGGTCTATTGGGACGATACCAACAAGCGCACCACGACCGTTTCGACCGACAACACCCTCATCGGCGTGGCTGTCGAGGCGGTGGCGAGCGGCGCCGGCGACACCATCGGCCGGGTACGGCTGAACGCGAGCTTCTGATGAGCGCCTTCGCCGCCGCCGTCGGTGCACTCTTTGCCGATCCGAACATCGGTCGGGATGCTGTCTACATCGTTGACGGCGGCGTGCCCGTTCCGGTGCGCATCGTCGCCCGACGGGCCGATACGATTACCGACTTCGGTGATGCGCGGCTCTGGTCGGAAACGACGCGGGTCGACCTGCGCGTGACGGAAGTAGCCGAGCCCCGGCCTGGCGATCGCATCGAGATTGGTGGCGATACCTTCCTCATTCAGGGTGAACCCGTCCGCGACCGCCAGCGGCTCGTCTGGACAGTGGACCTGAGGCCCGCATGAGGTTCGGCGTCAACATCGTCGGCGATCTGGTCAGGCTGATGGAAGCGGAGGTGAAGGCCGGGGAGAAGGCCGTCACCACGGCGATGCGCGACGCTGGGACCGGCCTCAAGACCGCCTGGCGCGCGCAGATCACCGGCGCGGGTCTCGGAGCACGGCTTGCCCGCACCATCCGGTCGGAGCAGTTCCCGAAAGGTAGGACCAGCCTCAATGCGGCGGCACTGGTCTGGTCGAAGGCGCCGGTGATCGTCGGCGCGCACGACACCGGCCCGCTGATCCGCTCGAAGAACGGGTTCTGGCTGGCGATCCCGACGCCTGCGGCGGGCAAGTCCCTGCGCGGCGGGCGGATCACTCCCGGTGAATGGGAACGTCGCACCGGCTTGCGCCTGCGCTTCGTCTATCGCCGGATGGGTCCGAGCCTGCTGGTCGCCGAGGGGCGACTGAACAAGAAGGGCCGTGCCGTGGCATCACGGTCGAAGACCGGCCGGGGGCTGACCACCGTTCCGATCTTCCTGCTGGTCCCGCAGGTGAGACTGCCGAAGCGGCTGGACCTCGAGCGGGATGCGGAGCGGGTGCGTGATGCGGTGCCGGGGCTGATCGTGGCAAACTGGGTGGAGCCCGGCTCCTGACAGCAGGAGGTCGACATTCAGGCACTATTGGCATATATTGCCAACATCCTTGATGGAGACCGTGGATGGCCACCCGAAACGTCGTTCTGACCGAAACCCAATCCGCTCTGGTCGACCGTCTGGTCGCTTCCGGGCGCTACCAGAATGCGTCGGAAGCCTTGCGGGCCGGCCTGCGGCTGCTCGAACGCGAGGAAGCCGAACTTGGCGCGTTGCGCGAGCGGCTGGCGACCGGGCTGGAACAGGCCCGGCGCGGTGATCTGGCCGAGGGGAGCGGCGAGGAGGCTATCCGGCGTGCCTTTGCTCTCGCGCGCCAATCGTCCTGATGCCGAAGCCCTGGCGCCTGACGCGACAGGCCGAAGCCTCACTTGTCGACATCGCGAACTGGACCCTTGAGACCTTCGGACCTCGGCAGGCGGCGGCCTATGAGGAGGATCTGATCGCCCGCTGCACGGAGATCGCGGCCGGTACGGCCTTGTCGCAGGACTGCCGCCGGATCATCGACCCGGAGCTGCCCGAGGATCTGCGCTTCGCACGCTGCGGCCAGCATTTCGTCATCTTCGTCGAGGACGCCGAGCAGGTGATCATCGTCGATTTCCTGCATGCTCGCTCGGACCTGCCGCGACGGCTGGCCGCCCTCACGGATCCGAAACCCGACAGGGATCGCTAAAGCCGGGCCGGTCCCGGAAACCGGGATCGCCATGCCCACCACCCGCGAAACCGTCCTCGCCGCGCTACACGCGCGGCTTTCGGCGTTGCCCGCCACCGCCCTCCGCGGCGAGGTGCTGCCCGAACGTGTGCCGGCAGCCGGGCTGCTGATCCTGCGCGACGGCGAACCTGGCGAGCCCGAGGTGACGCTGTCACCCCTGCGCTATCACTACCAGCACCGTGCAGAGATCGAAGCCGTGGTGCAGGGCGCGAGCCGGGACACGGGTTTCGACACGCTCTGCGCCAGCATCGGCGCGGCGCTCGCCGCGGACCGTACGCTCGGCGGTCTCTGCGACTGGGTCGAGGCAGAGGCCCCGCAGCCCGTCGATCTGCCGGTGGACGGCGCGGCCAACCTGAAGGCGGCCGTCATTCCGGTGGTGCTGCATTATTCCACGGCCGACCCGCTCGGCTGAACCCCTTCGACAAGGAGACCGACATGGCACGCGCCCAAGGGGCGCGGGCGCGGATGGCGCTCGCGTTCGAGACGACCTATAGCACGCCGCCCGGCAGCGGCTATACGAGGATGCCCTTTGCCAGCGCCACGCTCGGGGCGGAACAGCCGCTCCTGAACTCGGAGCTTCTGGGCTACGGCCGCGATCCTCTCGCGCCCATCAAGGACGCGGTAACCGCCGATGGCGATGTGGTGGTGCCGATCGACGCCGAGGCGTTCGGCTTCTGGCTGAAGGCGGCCTTCGGCGCGCCGACCACCACCGGAAGCTCGCCCGGTCCATATACCCATACGTTCCAGTCCGGCAGCTGGACGCTGCCCAGCATGGCGATCGAAACCGCCATGCCCGAGGTGCCGCGCTACGCCATGTATTCCGGCGTGGTGCTGGACCAGCTCAGCTGGCAGATGCAGCGTTCGGGCCTGCTCACCGCCACCGCGCGGCTGGTGGCGCAGGGCGAGACGGTGGCCACGACCAGTGGCGCGGGAACACCGACGGAGCTCGACCTGATCCGCTTCGGGCATTTCAACGGCTCGATCAAACGCAATGGCACAGCACTCGGCAACGTGATCTCGACCGAGATCACCTATGCCAACAATCTCGACCGGATCGAGACCATCCGCGCCGACGGCATGATCGACGGCGCAGATCCCTCGATCGCCGCGCTCACCGGACGCACCGAGGTGCGCTTCGCAGACAGCACGCTCGTCAGTCAGGCGATCAGCGGCACGCCCTGCGAACTGGAATTCGCCTACGGCCTGACCTCGGGCCAGAGCTTCACCTTCACCGTCCACGCCGTCTATCTGCCGCGCCCGCGGATCGAGATTTCCGGACCGCAAGGCGTGCAGGCCTCGTTCGACTGGCAGGCCGCCCGCGACGCCACGCTCGGGCGCATGTGCACCGCCGTTCTCGTCAATGATGTGGAGGACTACTGACCATGATCCGTCTCGATCTTTCCACCAAACCACGCTGGCTCGACCTCGGCCACGGACTGCGCCTGCATGTCCTGCCGGTGACCACGGCCATCATGGTTGCTGCCCGCAACGATCCGGCAGTCGAGGCGCTGCCCAAGGACGCCAGCCAGGAGCAGATGGCCGTAGTCATGGCCAAGGCCGTCGCCCGGCGCGTGGTCACCGATTGGGATGGCGTCGGCGATGCCGATGGAAAGCCCGTGCCGGTCACGCCCGAAGGCATCGACGCGGCTCTCGACATCTGGCCGGTGTTCGAGGCCTTCCAGACCCGTTGCCTGGCGCCGCACCTGATGCTGGACGCGGAAAAAAACGTCTCGTCGCCCTTGCCGAATGGCACTTCGGCGGGGGCGAAAGCTATTGCGCGGCCTGCGAAGGCGCGTGCGAAGACTGCCCGGCGCGGCTGAACCATCCGGAAACTCCGGAGGGTTGGCAGGTCTGGGATCTCGTCCTGCGCCTGACCGGACAATTGCGCATCGCCGGCGGCATGGGCGCCAGCGTCGTCATCGGCTGGGACATGAGTGCCGCTCTCGCCATGGCGCAGGCGCTTGGCATCGATCCGCTCATTGCCGCCGAATGCCTGCCGGATATCGAAGCGGTGATGGTGCGCAAGCTCAACGAACAGATGGCGGCCGAACGCGGCTGACCGGATCAGCCAGCCAGTGTGCGCTGCACGATCTGTGGGTCTCTGGCGATTAACGCCAGAAGCACCCGCGCCGGCCCGTCCGGGCTGCGTCGCCGGTGCTCCCAGTTCAGAAGCGTGCCCTTCTTGACGCCGATGCTACGGGCGAATTCGGCTTGTGACAGGCCAGTCCGAGCGCGGATCGCCTTTACATCCGGCTCCGTCAGTTGGATCTCGTGAACTGTGGCAGGGTGCTCACCACGTGCATGAGCCAATGCTTCTTTCAGGCCCTGCTCGATGCTCTTGAATGCCTCGCTCATTTTGTTCTCCTGTAACTTGCGGCCAGCAACTGGCCCAGTTCACGCACCGCCTCCGTCTCCGCCGGGGTCAGGTTCGCCTTCTCGTTCTTGGCAAAGACGGTGATCAGAAAGATCGGCATGTCATCTTCCGGGCTGAAGAAATGGATCACCCGGTAGCCGCCGCTCTTTCCGCTGCCCTCACGGGCAAAACGGAACTTCCTGACTCCGCCGCCGATCGAGACCCCAGTCGTTGGATTACGCGCCACGAAGTCGATCAGGGCCATACGCTCCGCCTCGGACATGAGGCTGCGGGCCCGGCGCTGGAACTCGGGTAGTTCGACGACAGTAACGATGCTCATAAGTTCACATATGCGCCAGTGACACATATGTCAATGACGCATAGATGCCAGAGCCGCTGGGCCTGGACATTCAGGTTCGATCCAATCGATCCCGATAGTTGGTTCCCAACTTGCCCTTGGCAATCCCGGCGAGCGCGCCTTTCTCGGGGACCGGCACCAGCAGAACGCCTGTTCCCTTCGGTATCAGGGCGAAGACCTGGCCAACCTTCCAACCTCGTTTGGCGCAAAGCGCCTCGGGGATCTGAATCTCGAACTCTGCGGACAAGGTAACAATCTCGGACATGTCCCAAGTTTCCGCGGATAGGCATCGCTGCGCAAGGCACATGTCTGCCCGACAGAAAGATTGACCCATGGCAGAAAAGCGCGTCTCCGTCCGGCTCGTCGCCGAGGGCGGCCGGCTGGTCAGGTCCGAGTTTCAGGGCGTCGGCGAGGCTGGCGAAGTCAGCTTCAAGCGCATCGAGAAACAGGCCGACATCACCGGCAAGGTCGTGCGCCGCGTCATGGGTGTGCTGGGTGCGGCGATCAGCGTCCAGCAGCTCGTCACCTATACCAACACCTGGACCGACCTGCGCTCGCGGGTCGATCTTGCCACTGGTTCCCAGGAAAAGGGCGCAGCCGTCATGGAGCGGCTCGCTGCGATGGCCAGGCGTACCTATTCCGGCATTGAGCAGACCACCGAGTCCTGGCTGGCCAACGCCACGGCGCTCAGGGAGCTGGGGCTCTCGACGAAGGAGAGTCTCGAATTCACCGAGGCGCTCAACAACGCCATGGTGGTGTCGGGCGCCAAGGGCGAACGCGCGGCTTCGGTACAGAATGCGCTGTCGAAGGCGATGGCGCTCGGCAAGCTGTCCGGCGACAATCTCAACACGGTGATCGCCAGCGGCGGGCGGGTTGCCGAGCTGCTGGCGGCGGAACTGGGCGTCAATGTCAACCAGCTGCGCAGTCTCGGTGCGGAAGGCACGATCACCGGCGACGTGATCCGTCGCGCATTGGTCGGCAATCTCGAGCGTCTGCGCGAGGAAGCCGACTCGATGCCGGCCACCATCGGCGATGCCTTCACGCTGCTCTCCAACGCCGCCCTGCAACTGGTCGGCTCCTGGGACACGATGGCGGGCGCATCGTCCATGGTGGCGGGTGCGATCATCCTGCTGGCCGACAATCTCGAACACCTTGCCGCCATCGGTGTCGCCTTTGCCGGCTTCATGGCCGGACGCTGGGTTGCGGCGTTCATTGCCGCCCGCATTGCCACCTTCAGCCTGTCGGGAGCGCTGGCGCTGCTGCGTGGCGCCATCATCCGCACCGGCATCGGCGCGCTGATCGTCGCTGCTGGTGAGCTCATCTACTGGTTCGGTCAGCTGGTGAAGGGTGCCGGTGGCTTCGGGCGTGCGCTCGAGCTGATGGGCAATCTGGCCAGCGCCGTCTGGGACGGCATCAAGACGGTTGCTTCCTCCTTCGTCGACGATTTCCGTTCGATCAAGGCCAGCGTCGAGCAGCTCTGGCTCAAGCTGATGGCGTTCCTCTCGAACAAATGGGCCGATTTCCTCGCCACCATCGGTCCGACCTTCAACAATGTCGCCGAGACGCTCGGCACGGATGCCCGGATCGACTGGTTCGGGGCGCAGTCCTACGCCTCGATGCTCGATCACGCTGTCAGCAATGCCGGCGTCATGGCAGACCGCTACCGCCAGCGCGCACAGGACACGCGCGCCCATGCCTTCGATGCCGTCGGACCTGCCGCGCAAGCGCTGGGTGACGCCATCAGGGGCGCGGACAGCGCCGCATCGCTCGACGATGCCGCCGCAGCAGCCGGCCGCGTGACCGCCGCACTCGACAGTTCGGCTGCGGCCGCGAAGAAGGCCGGCAAGGCCAACAAGGATGCATCCGATGAAACGGTCACCGGCTGGGATGCGGTGGTCAAGAGCCTGACCGATTATGCTGCAAAGGCCCGCGACATCGGTGCCGATGTCGGCAATGCACTGGTCAATGCGTTTCAGGGGGCGGAGAACGCCATTGGCGAGTTCGTCAAGACCGGCAAGCTGAAGTTCGGCGATCTGGTCACTTCTCTCATTGCCGATCTCGCCAAGCTGGCCGCCCGGCGCTTCATCCTCGGGCCGAGTGCCAACGCGCTCTCCGGTGTCCTCGGCAGTGCGGGAGGCCTCTTCGCCAATATCCTGCATGCCGGTGGCGTGGTTGGTTCACCCGGTCCCGGCCGCATGGTGCCGGCCATGGCCTTTGCCGCGGCACCGCGCATGCATACGGGTGGCTGGGCCGGCCTGCGTCCCGACGAAGTGCCGGCCATCCTGCAGCGTGGTGAGCGGGTGCTCTCCCGTCGCGAAACCGCCGCTGCGGCGCGCGGTGCAGTCGCTCCAGCCGTCAACGTCACCATCATGACCCGCGATGCCGAGAGCTTCCGGCAATCGCGCACACAGGTTGCCGCCGACATTGCCCGCGCGGTCTCGCTCGGCCGGCGCGGTCTCTGAGGTTTTGTCCGACATGGCTTTTCATGAGGTCCGGTTTCCGGACGATATCTCGCGCGGTGCACGCGGCGGGCCGGAACGGCGCACGCAGATCGTCGAGCTGGCCTCGGGCGACGAGGAGCGCAATGCCAGCTGGGCCAACTCGCGTCGCCGGTACGATGTCGCCTATGGCATTCGCCGCGCCGACGATCTGGCGGCAGTCGTCGCCTTCTTCGAGGCGCGCAACGGGCGGCTCCACGGGTTCCGCTTCAAGGACTGGGCAGACTACAAATCCTGCCTGCCATCGTCAGCACCCGCTGCCACCGATCAGCTGATCGGTACTGGCGACGGCAGCACCAAGGTGTTCCAGCTGGTCAAGCGCTACAGCTCGGGCAGCCAGAGTTGGACGCGCACCATCACCAAGCCGGTCACCGGCAGCGTCAGGATCGCACTCGCCGGCACCCCAAAACCCTCCGGCTGGTCGGTCGATGCCGCAACCGGGCTCGTCACCTTCAGCACGGTGCCTGCTGCGGGCGTCGCCGTCACCGCCGGCTTCGAGTTCGACGTGCCGGTCCGCTTCGACACCGACCTGCTCGATATCACCCTCGATCTCGAGCGGCTCGGCTCGATCACCTCCATTCCCCTTGTGGAGATCCGAAGATGAACGATGAACCCGACTTCATCGCTGGTGTGCTGCGCGACCTTGGCGTCTCGACGGCGGTGATCCTTGCCGCCTGGGGCGCGCTCGGCGGCGCCACGAATGCGCTCACAACAAGGATGCGGCTGCGCGATGCCCTGCGCCACATCCTGCTCGGCGGCATCATTGCCGCCGGCATGGGCAGTTTTTCCATGGCGCTGGTCACCAGATGGCTCGGACTGCCGACAGAAGCGATCCCGGCCGGCGGTGCTGCGGGGTCCGCCGCCTATCTCGTCGGCGTCTTCGGTCCTGCCTTCATCGAGGTCGCGCTCGCCCGGCTGCGCGGTTCGAAGGGAGGCGATCACGATGCGTGAGCTCCTGCGCCTTGCCCGCCAGCTGCGTTGCGACAGCCCAGATCCGCGCGAGACCTTCGTCCATCGCCTGCGCATCGGGACCGTGGTCGCGCTTCTCATCCTGATCGTCTTTCTCCTGAGGTAATTCCATGAACGGGAATTTCAAAAGCTGCCTGGCGGTGACGCTGGGCTACGAGGGCGGCTGGTCGGATCATCCTTCCGATCCCGGCGGCGCCACCATGAAGGGCATCACGCTCGCCACCTATCGCCGCTTCCGGCCGGGCGCGACAAAGTCCCAGTTGCGCAACATTCCGGCAAAGGACGTCGAGGCCATCTACCGCACCGGATACTGGGAACCGGTCAGTGGCGATCGTCTCGCTGCCGGTGTCGACCTCGCTACCTTCGATGCCGGGGTGAACTCCGGCCCGGCGCGGGCCAGAAAATGGCTGATGGCGTCGATCGGCGGCCCCGATCACGAGACGGTGCAAAAACTCTGTGCGAAGCGGCTCGGCTTCATGCGTTCGCTCGCAATCTGGAAGACTTTTGGCCGGGGCTGGTCGCGGCGCGTTGCCGAGATCGAGGCCAAGGGTGTGGCGTGGGCGCTCGCCCAATCGTCTGGTTCCGTTCAGGCTCGTGAGCAGCTGAAGAAGGAAGCGAAAGCTGCCAGTAGCAGATCAAGAAGGCAGACCGTTGGTGCCGGTACGGCCGGCACCGCGACGACAGCCGGTGGCGGCGACGCACTCTTCAATCTGCAGCACGCCGACCAGATCGCCGGCTGGGTGCTGGGCGGGCTGCTGGCAGCCGGGGCGATTGTCACCGCCATCCTCATCGTTCGCGCCATCATCCACCGGCAGCGTGCCTCCGCCTATGCCGCCGAGGCAGAAAGGGTCGCATCATGAGCGCCGTTCTTGCCTCCATCCTGATCGAGGCTGCGACCAAGGTTGGCGCACCGATCGTCAAGCAGTTGCTGGAACAGCATGTCGGCGGCGCGGCTGGCGAGATCGGTGGCATGGTCATCGACACCATTGCCGGCAAGGCCGGTGTACCGCCCGACGATCTGCCTTCGGTTCCAGCCAAGGATCTGGAAGCCGCTGTGGCCGCCACCGAGACGGAAACGCCGCAGCTTGTCGCAACATGGGTCGAACAGCAGCGCGAGGCCAACCGGCTTATGCTGGCCGAGATGGACAAGAGCGAAAGCTGGTGGACATGGGCCTGGCGGCCGGCATGGATGTGGTTCCTCGGCTTCCTTTTCCTGTTCCGGCTGGTGCTGGTGCCGATCACGGATGCCGCACTCGGTTCCGACATCGCGGCGTCCGTGGATCTCTCCACCATGATGACGCTGACCGCCTGGTTCATGGGCCTCTACATGGGCGGCCACACTCTCAAGGACCTGGCCGTCAAATGGACGGCGCGGCCGTGATGGTCGGTGAGCGAGAATGAAGAACCTTTCCCCTGAACTGCAGGCCCATCTCGACGAGGGCACGACGACGCTCGGCTGGTGCTGGCGCATCATCCGTGCCGACGGAATCGTCTTCGGCTTCACCGATCATGACCGGACACTCCAGTTCGACGGCACCACGTTCGAGCCGGAAAGCGGGCTGACGGCATCCGAAGTGCGTTCCGGTTCGGACCTCTCGGTCGATGCGCAGGATGCGCAGGGTGTGCTGTCCTCCGACCGCATCACCGAAACCGACATTCTCGACGGCCGCTGGGACAATGCCGAGGTTGAGGTCTGGCGGGTGAACTGGCAGGATCCGAGCCAACGCGTGCTGCTACGCCGTGGCGCCATCGGCCAGATCCGGCGCGGGCGGCTTGCCTTCATCGCCGAAATGCGCAGCCAGGCGCATGTGCTCGGCCAGACGGTCGGCCGCATGTTCCAGGCGACCTGCGATGCCGAACTTGGCGATACCCGCTGCCGGGTCAATCTCGATGCGCCGGCCTTCAAGGGCGACGGTACCGTGATCGACCTGCTGCGCGACCGCGCCTTCACGGCTTCGGGACTTGGCGGCTTTGCGGCAGGCTGGTTCGGCTTCGGCACGGTGACATGGACCAGCGGCGCCAATGCCGGGCGCCGGACTGAAGTGTTGAGCCATGACGTGACGGACGGCATCGCCATCCTGACGCTGCTCGAAGCCCCGGTGCGGCCGATTGCCGAAACGGACGCCTTCGTCGTCCGTGCCGGCTGCGACAAGCGGCTTGCAACCTGCTCGGCAAAATTCGCCAATGTCGTCAACTTCCGCGGCTTTCCACATATCCCCGGCCAGGATGCCGTACTGCGCTATGCGACGCGCGATGGCGGCCATGATGGAGCGGTGCTGTGAAGCCCGCCAATCCCAAGCGCGTCATCGCAGCAGCACGATCCTGGCTCGGCACACCCTATCACGACCAGGCGAGCCTCAAGGGTGTCGGCTGTGATTGCCTCGGCCTCGCGCGCGGGGTCTGGCGCGCGATCGTGGGCGATGAGCCGTTCATTATCCCACCTTACAGCCGCGACTGGGGCGAGACCGGCTCGCACGAAGTCCTGGCCGAAGGTGCACGCAATGCAATGATCGAGATCGCGCCGGATGATGCAGGACCCGGATCACTGCTGATCTTCCGCATGGAGCAGCGAGCCATTGCCAAGCATGTCGGCATCCTCACCGAAGCCGGCACCTTCATCCATGCCTATGAGCGGCTCGGGGTGATCGAGGAGAAGCTCACTCCGCCTTGGCGGCGACGCATCGCCTTTGCCTTCCTGTTTCCGCAGCCCGCCCGCACTCCGAAAACGAAAAAGTCCTGATCCATGGCTACCCTTGTTCTCGGTGTTGCCGGCGCTGCCATTGGCGGCTCGATCGGCGGCACGATCCTTGGCGTCAGTGCCGCGACCATCGGCGGCTTCATCGGCTCGACGGTGGGCTCGGCGGTCGACAGCTGGATCATCTCCTCGCTGGCGCCCACTCAGCGCATCGAAGGGCCACGGCTCGATACGCTGCGCATCACCTCATCGACCGAAGGAGCCGTCATTCCACGGCTCTATGGCCGCATGCGCATCGGCGGCAACATCATCTGGGCGACCGATTTCCGCGAGGAGACCAGGACCACCACACAGGGCGGTGGCAAGGGCGGCGGTGGGGGCAAGGTCAAGACGACGGAATATCTCTATTACGCGAGCTTCGCCGTGGCGCTCTGCGAAGGACCGATCACCGGCATTGGCCGCATCTGGGCCGATGGCAAGCCAATGGACCTCTCCGGCGTCACATGGCGCTGGTATCCCGGCGACGAAAACCAGACCGCGGATTCCTTCATTGCTGCGAAGATGGGTGCGGCCAACACACCATCCTATCGCGGCACCGCCTATGTGGTGTTCGAGGAATTGCCGCTGACGGACTTTGGCAACCGCCTGCCGCAGCTCTCCTTCGAGGTGTTTCGGCCGCTCGCCGATCCGGATACCGCCGAGGGTCTGACGCAGGCCGTCACCATGATTCCGGCGTCGGGCGAGTTCACCTATGCGACCGAGGCTGTCCGCAAGACCGTGGGCGCATTCGGCGGCACAACCTCGGCTGAGAACCTGAATGCACTTCCCGACGAGGCCGATATCGTCGTGGCGCTGGACCGCCTGCAGTCCATGGCCCCGGCCGTCGAGAGCGTCAGCCTCGTCGTCGCCTGGTTCGGCAATGACCTGCGCGCGGGCAACTGCGCGATCAGGCCAGGGGTCGAGGTGGCAACCAAGGTCACCAGCCCGAAGGTCTGGGCCGTCAACGGGGTTTCGCGCGCTGCGGCCCACCTTGTCAGCCGTGATGCCGAGGACCGTCCGGTCTATGGCGGGACGCCTGCCGACTTCGCGGTGGTGCAGGCGATCCGCGAGATGAAGGCGCGCGGGCTGCGCGTCACCTTCTATCCCTTCCTGCTGATGGACGTCCCGCCTGGGAACAGCCTGCCAAACCCCTATTCGAACAACGCCGCTACGCCGGGCCAGCCGAGTTTCCCGTGGCGGGGCCGGATCACCTGTTCCCCGGCGGCAGGCTTTGCGGGGACGGTGGACAAGACCGCCGCCGCCGCGACGCAGGTCTCCAGCTTCTTCGGTGCCGCCACCCCGGCACAGTTCGCCGTATCGGGCGACACTGTCAGTTGGACCGGCCCCGCGGGTGACTGGGGCCTGCGCCGGATGATCCTGCACTACGCCCATCTCTGCGCGGTCGCGGGCGGGGTCGATGCCTTCCTGATCGGCTCGGAGATGCGCGGCCTGACCACCATTCGCTCGGGCGCGTCCACCTATCCGGCCGTGCAGGCCTATCGGGATCTGCTCGCGGATGTGCGCTCGATCCTCGGGTCCGGGACGAAGATCGGCTACGCGGCGGACTGGTCGGAGTATTTCGGGCATCAGCCGGGTGACGGCAGCGGCGATGTGTTCTTCCACCTCGATCCACTCTGGGCCGATCCGGAGATCGATTTTGTCGGGATGACCTGCCCCCCGCTGGTCCCTCATTCATAACGAGAGTCTGCGGGTTTGGGTTTGATAGTCTTCGGTTTCGGTTTGGGCAAGCGCGCCGGGCGCGGAGCCCTCAAATTGCTCAAGCGCTCGGCGCGCTTGCAGCGGCGTCTGGTTTCCGAGTGACGAGTGCGGCCTGACGGTGTTGTAGTCGTAGCGCCAAAGGGCCAGCTTCCGGCGGGCATCGTCCAGGGTGTCAAATATCTCCTCGTTCAGCAGCTCGTCGCGCAGGCTGCCGTTGAAAGACTCGATGTAGGCGTTCTGCTGCGGCTTTCCGGGGTCGATGTAGTGCCAGGGGATGGCGTTCTGGTCGGCCCATCTCATGATGGCCCGGCTGGTGAACTCCGTCCCGTTGTCGCTGACTATGCATCCGGGCTTACCGTAGATCCGCACCAACGCATCCAGCTCACGGGCGACACGTGCTCCCGAGATGCTGGTGTCGGCCACCAGGCACAGGTTCTCGCGGCAGCAATCGTCGATCACCGCCAGGATGCGGAACTTGCGTGAAGCGCCGAAGCTGTCTGACAGGAAGTCGAGCGACCAGCGTGCATTTGGGCGCGCCGCCTCCGGCATCGGCGTGCGCGATCCACGGGCCCGCTTGCGGCCGCGTCGCCGCTTCACCGACAGTCCCTCTTCCCGGTAGAGCCGATATAGCTTCTTGTGGTTCATCCTCATTCCCTTGCGCTCAAGCAAGACGCCGATCCGGCGGTAGCCGAACCGGCGCCGCTTTCCGGCGATCTCCTGCATCTCCTTGCGGATCTCGGGGCAGTCCGGCGGGCGTTCGCGCCGGACTGTCTTGGGATCGACACCGACAAGCCGGCAGGCCCGGCGCTGCGAGATATCGTGATCCCGCATCGCCCTGAGCGCTGCCTCGCGCCGCTCTTTCGGTGTCGTCAGTTCTTTCCCAGAAGATCCTTCAGAACCACGTTGTCGAGCATCGCGTCGGCCAGCAGCCGCTTCAGCTTGACGTTCTCGTCCTCCAGCGCCTTCAGCCTGGCCACCTCGGACACATCCATGCCGCCATATTTGGACTTCAGCTTGTAGAACGTGGCCGGGCTGAGCCCGTGCCTGCGGCACACCTCCGCCGTCGGCATGCCTGCCTCCTGCTCCTTGATCATCCCGATAATCTGCGCCTCGGTGAAACGGCTTTTCCTCATGTCGTCTGCTCCTTCAGGGTTGAGCAGACTCTACATCATGGTGAGGGATTTTGCGGGGGGCAGGTCATGTCACGGATGCCATCGGCCGCCCCATCGCCTTCTTCATGTCGGCAGGACAGGTCAGCGATTACACCGGCGCGGCGGCTTTGCTGCGCAAGTTGCCAGAAGCTGATTGGTTGCTTGCAGATCGCGGCTACGACGCTGACTGGTTCAGAGATGCGTTAAAAGACAAAGGGATAAGGCCCTGCATCCCTGGTCGAAAGAAGCGCAAGACCCCCGTGAAATACGACAAGCGCCGCTACAGGCGCCGCAACCGGATCGAGATCATGTTCGGAAGGCTCAAGGATTGGCGCAGGATCTCCACACGCTATGACCGATGCCCAAAGGTGTTTCTCTCAGCTGTCGCGCTCGCAGCAACAGTCCTGTTCTGGCTGTGAATATCAATGAGTCTGGAGCCTAAGCGATCTGTTCATCCAACGCGGTGTGCCGGCCTGGATCCGGTCGGACAATGGCCCGGAGTTCGTGGCGCAGGCTGTCCGGGACTGGATTTCCGCGGTCGGCGCCAAGACCGCCTACATAGAACCCGGCTCACCCTGGGAGAATGGTTACTGTGAAAGCTTCAACGCCCGGTTCCGCGATGAGCTGCTCGATGGCGAGATATTCTATACCCTGCGCGAGGCACAGATCCTGATCGAACAATGGAGGAGGCACTACAACACGAAACGACCGCACAGCGCCCTGGGTTACCGCCCACCGGCCCCGGAAACCGTCGTCTCGATGGACCAGAGGCCGACTATGCACTAACAATCAAACTGGACCACTCAGGTGGGGCTGATCACGTCCTTGATGCCCTCGAACAGTGAACCGCCCCGGGTTTACCGGAGAGGGTTTGGTTCAATAGTTAGGCTGCTTTTTCATCGGCATTCAAGTTTTCGTAGAAAGCCTCCTCTGCTTCTTGGGGTGTGACGTATCCGATGGCGCTGTGCAGGCGTGTGTTGTTATACCAGTCGACCCATTTGAGAGTTTCCCACTCGACCTGGCCGATGGACTTCCACGGGCCGAAGAACTTGATGACCTCGGTCTTGAAGAGGCCGATGATGCTTTCAGCCAAGGCGTTGTCGTAACTGTCACCGACGCTGCCGACCGAGGTGTCGATGCCGGCGTCAGCGAGCCGCTCGGTGTATCGGATCGACAGGTATTGGCTTCCGCGATCGCTGTGATGGATCAGCTTGTCAGCCTCGGACGGCGCCCTCTGGCAGATGGCCTGGTTCAGTGCATCCAGGACGAAACCAGTCGTCATCGAGGTCGAGACACGCCAGCCAACGATCTTGCGGGCGAAAACGTCGATGATGAAGGCCACGTAGACCATGCCCTGCCAGCTTGAGACATAGGTGAAATCGCTGACCCAGAGCTGGTTCGGCATGTCTGCCACGAAAGCGCGGTTCACCTTGTCGTCCGGGCAAGGTTGTGCCGTATCGGGGTTAGTGGTGATCACCTTCTTGCCCCGCACAACGCCTTGTAATCCCATGACCTGCATCAACCTCTCCACCGTGCAGCGCGCGATATCATGGCCGCTGCGGCGTAGCTGGTGCCAGACCTTGCGCGCGCCATATCGTCCCCGGCTGCCCTCGAAGGCCTGCTTGATCGCAGCCATGTCCAGCTGATCCTGCCTGACCCGGTCCGATGCCAGATCGGGATCACGCTCCACGGCCTTGCCGGCGTAATAGGTCGATGGTGCGATCCCCAGAACCCGGCAGATCGGCCCGACACCATGGACACAACGGTGATCGTCGATGAACGCGATCATTTGCGGAACGGGCGGTCGAGCTCCGCCGCAGCGAAATATGCGCTGGCCTTCTTCAGGATCTCGTTGGCCTGGCGAAGTTCACGCACCTCGCGCTCCAGTTCCTTGATCCGGTCCTTCTCCGCGCTCGTCAGACCGGCCCGCTGACCGGCATCACGTTCAGCCCGCTGGCACCAGACGCGCAGGCTGTCCGGCGAGCAACCAAGCTTCGGCGCGATCGCCTTGTAGGCCGCCGTGTCGCTGGCGTAGTCGGCACGGTGCTCGCGAAAAAGCCGAACACCGCGTTCGCGAAGCTCGGCCGGATAGGCGGGGGTAAATCTCTGCTTTGTCATAGGGCTCATCCTTTGAGTCTTTTACTCTCCGGTAAACCCGGGGCGGTTCA